CCGCGGAATTTCATTGCGATCATGGCATTGTTTTGTTCTTCCGGGTCAATGTATTCAATTACGGATTCTTCTAAACGACCATTTGTCAATAAATCCATCCATTGTAATTCGCGGTTTTTCAGTTTGTCAATTATTTCTTCTGTAATCAATGCTTGATTGTTATGTACTTTCAATACAGGTCGTGTCATACGACCACCATCATTGCAAATTCGTATTTCCATTTTTCCATAATTCAATGTGATGGATGTATAAATATTAATAATACCACGATGCTTTTTCTGTTTCAAGTTTTGATATACTTCAACTGGTTTATCAGTACTGCCTACCCAAACCCCATTTATAAAGACTTTTACTAAATCATGTAATTCATTAGGATGTTGAACGTCTTCTAAATTCAATACATGAGGTTTGACGAATTCATATAGATGTTCGCTGATAGTGGGTATAGTCATATGTGTCATGAATGAAATGTTTTTCACAATACCAATAGACTGACCTTCTGGTGTTTCAACAGGACATAAGAATCCCCATGTTGTATTGTGCAATTTGCGCGGAGCAATCAATTCCCCATTTTTTTCTAATGGTGTATTGACTCTTCGTAAGTGGCTTAACGTGCCTAAATAGGTCAAGCGATTCAATACTTGTGCCACTCCTACTTTGCTACTGCTATTGGATTGTTTGACGCTAAAATCACCTGTTGATAATGCGCGATTGATACCATTTTCTATAGTGGTTGGTTTGACAATCTTATAGATATTAGTCATGTTGATGATATTATCATAATCTTCGGATGATTTCCATGAACCTAAGTTGATTTCTCGGACCACTTGTTTTTCAATATCTTTTACAAAACGGATATAATGATTTCTAAACAAGTTATTTAGCAATGAGCCTGGCATTTCAATACGTTTATTTAAATACGAATCACGGTCATCAGGTGGATTCCATTTTAATGCCGTTCTTATGAGGCGATTCGCCATAAATCCGAGTAAATATAATTTTTGTTCTAATGTTTTGCAATGAGGAAAGAAATCATTTTTAAACAATTCCGTAGTGTATTTGCTTTTTAACATTGGTGTCGGACCTTTTTCAGTTTGGTATGGGTTATACGCGACCGCCGACATTACTTGTTCAAACGCGTCTTGTTGTATCGTTTCTCTTTCTTTTAGAAAAGGTTTGGCATCTTCAATGGATGCTTCTAAAAATTCCAACAATTTTGCATTTTTGGGGTCATCTACATTTAGCAAGATGTATTCGCAAATTTTCTTGTCGGACAATACACCTAATGCACGGAACAATACAAACAATTCTATGTATCGTTTTTGTTTTAGTCTGGGGATAACGACATAAATGCCATGGCCATAAATATTGGTTTTGGACGATACCATCATTTCAACTTGTTTAGGCGAAATGCATTTATTGTCGGGGACGGATTTGAATTCCGCGACCCACTTCCATTTAGGCGTATTTTTGCCACTGAATACATATATTCTGTTTTCGGCGGCACGTTCTTGGCACAATATGGTTTTTTCAGACCCTTTGATTATAAAATAACCGCCACAATCCATATCACATTCGCCAAATTGTGCGGTTGATGTATTGGAATATTGATTTAAAATACAAATGGAGGATTTTAACATAACTGGCATACAACATAATTTTATTTTAGGGATTACTTTTTCTAATATACGAATATTTGCAGTTTTTTTCGTTTTTTTTTCATCAGTTTCATCATCTATCTCTGTATCGGCCTCATCGCGTATGATATATTCAATATGAATATCTACGGTTGCATGAGATGAATATGTAAAATTACGCAATCTCGCTTCTTGTGGTAACATGGTTTTGGTGGCTCCATTATTTTCATGTATTTGAGGGTGTTGAAACCGCAAATTTTTCAAATATAGTTTTACCACTAGACCGAATGTTTCCGTTTTCTCATCGTAATCATTGTCTGATTTGATGGTGATTGGATTAAACATTTCTATAGTCCGTTGCATTTGATAATTGACAAAGTTATTATACGATTCCAATTGATGTCTAGTAAGTCGTTCTAAAGGGCGGCCTTCAAAGTACGACGACAAAATATCAAATGGTTTGTGTGTATAGGACCCTAAGTGGTCCAATAATGGTTGAACCTCGGATTCAACATCAATTTGTTCTTGTTTTATTGTTTCTTTTAGAAGTTTAGTTATATCGGAAGGTTCCTCTTTTTTCTTCGTTTCCGAAGTTTTTCTATTGTATTTTCGTTTAGGTTTCTCAATTCCACTGTTCATATTAGACATCATAGTTTCTTGTTGTGCGTTCATATTTGATAAGATTGAAGATGTATTTGTCATTTGGTTATGACAATGGAATTAAGTATATTAAATTCAACTTTTTATACTTATTTCAGAAAACATATAAATATATTGCTCCTTTACCGTTAATGATATCCAAGATGGCCACCACATTCCAAGTTGATACCAAAGCCGAGACAATTGAGAAATTACAAACTATAATTACGAAAGAGGTGACTCAAATCAATAGCCAATTGAAATATACTTTATTGAATTATGACACCCAAATGGTATGCAATGATGACCCAATAAGAGGATTATATAATGGAGCTACACTAGACCCTGAAACGCGTAAGTTGTTGGCATTAGGCCCAACTAAGAGTTATAGTTTGACCAAATTTAAAACCTTGTATGGTAATGCTATAAATAATATTAATGTGATTAATGTATCGGAAATGATTGAGGGTTTGTTTTTCCAATTGTTTTATGACGATCGTTTGCATAGTTGGGAGATTGGTACACGCAATTCAGTTGGTGCCAATTATAGTTACTATAGAATGCCTCATATAGTAAGTCCAACCTATAAATACATGATATTTGAGGCATTGGGAATCAATTTTGACCAAACTATAAATGAATGGTTGGGGATTCAATATATGGATAAATCATATGTATATCATTTTGTAATGCAACATCCCAATAACCATATGGTATTAAATATTGAGAAACCGTCTGTGTATATGGTAGGTGCATTTGAATTGCATTTTAATAATGTGGAAAACCAAATCCGTTATGTTCCTCCTAAAGAATACAAAACGGTCTTCCCCGAAAATATTATGCAATACCCAACTTTATTTACTATAGCCCCTGGTACGACGTATGAAACCATAATGGAACAATACAATTCAATCCAAACGCCGGCCTCCCGTATGGGTATTATAATCCAAAATGTACAATCCGGGGATACTGTAGTGACTATAAACCCAGCATATGAGGAGTTGCAGGTGTTGAGAGGAACGCATCCAAATTTAATGTTTCAGTATGTGTGTTTATTGCGTATTGGAAAGACTCATGAGTTTTTGAGAAATTTTCCGCAATACAAATCGCAATTTGCTCAATTTAAAGATTTATATGAAACATTGGTGCGTAATTTACATCAAAGTTATTTGGACCATTTTATTTTGAAAAAAGGTCTTACAATAAGTAAACGATATTATTACCATATCCAACAAATTCATCACAATATTTATATTCCTTCGTTACAAGAAGGTGAAAAAGTGATAATTAAGAAGCCGATTGTGCGTAAATACATTGAATCAATGGAACCAGGTCAGGTGTTTCATCTACTTGGTGGTGGGGGAACCTAGGTTCCCCCATGCCCCCTCCTAGGGTGTGCGTTTGGTGTGCGAGCGAAGCGAGCACTATAGTGTAGTGTAGTGTAGGGGTAGTGTGATTTAGTGGTGTGCGAGCGAAGCGAGCACTATAGTGTAGTGTAGAGGGGCGCGTGTTTGGGTGGTGTGCGAGCGAAGCGAGCACTATAGTGTAGTTTAGGGGTAGTGTGATTTAGTGGTGGTTTATTAGTGGTGGGTTGGTTAGGGGCTCGCTTCGCTCGCCGGAAAACAATAAAAATAAAAAACCATTTACATATTTTCATAGTTTATATGACAATATGGACTCTTTCATTGGTTACCGATTCCAATGCATAAATGATGTGGCATTAACATTGTCTAAAGAAAGAATGAATAAAATCTTTGAGCGGACAGAAATACTTAAACATTTAATTCATGGTCATCCCGATTTCGAGAAAACAAAACGGCCAATACAAAGCGGTCTTTTTATAGTAGATTTGAAAGAATACAATGTAGATGCAGATAATTTAAATGAATGGTTTCGTGTCATTTTAGACCTTTCCGATGTAAATGAAGAAATCGTAAAATTCGGTTTCCCATTAGGCGGTTCGGAATATTTAGAAAAAGCGTTATTAAAAAAGAAAGAACAAGAAAATTTAAAAAAACCGGTGATTTTAAATCATTGCGACGATACAGAACAACATTATTTATGGAAACATGCGGTTGTTACCAGCCAATTGCAAGACAGTATAAATACAATAATTGATGAAAAGGAAGATAAAGGCTACAATTTAGTAAACAATTTGTCAAAAGGTTTTGATGTACCATGCGTATTGGTATTTAGAAAACCGAGAGAATGAATATACAAATGTCGCCCGTTGTAATTTTAATCCTTATTGCCACCATTTTCTTCGTTATTGGGCAAAGCTGTTTGCGTGAAACATTTGAAAAAACCCATATGAATGCCCTTTGTGCATGCGGACTATTTAGTGTTTCCATGGGTATTGTCGGCATTGCAATGTTGTTGTATTGCCATTATGAGTACCAAACAATCAAATTAGACGATTATTATAGTTATTTACCCATTTTGGCCGGAATTGTATTTGCTTTAGGCAATTATTGTTGGATATCTTCTATACATACCAAGGAATCTCTCGGCATTATACGCGTATTAATGGCCGGGTTTGAAACCATTTTATTATTTACGATAGGCTATTTACTCTTTAGAGACAAACTAGACATTATGAAATTAATCGGCACGTTAGTAATATTAATCGGCATTGGCATTATAAATTATCAATAAATGTACTATATAACATAATACATTTATGAATCAAATCCGGTGTTTATTTCCCTTCACTCCATTTGGCGCATAATTTAGAAACCAATTGGAAATGTGCTAAACAATGTTCTTTGTTTTTGCCCTCTAATTCCATTAATGGTTTTCTCAATGTATTGTCAATTACATCCAATACTTCTTTGCTGTTGGGCATCATTCTCACATCATTGCTATAGTCCTTTTCAAAGAAGAATGTCAAGTCACCGGCTTCAATTTGTTCAGCATATGGGGTTAAAATGAAAAAATCCCAACATTTTATCAACATGGTAGGATTCGCTTTTTTCAATGTTTCTAAATAATCGCGTGAAGTTTTAATATGTGGATTGTCTGGGAAAATACTAACCATATCATCAATGAAATCAAAAAAATGTTTATTAAAGGCTCTCAATACAATCGTATTACTATTGTTCATTTAGATAAACTAATTAATATTTTTTTAAATGGTTTGTGGCAAAAAAGGTGTTTGATTTACATTTTGCATGGAGTGGTTCATATCTTGACTTCTTTGGTTTTGTATGCTGTCCACCGTAATGTCATTTGACATTTTTTCAGATTGATACGTTTCTGGTGGTGTTTGTATAGATGAGATGGAACCATCTGCGGAAACATAATGATGCATATTGCGATTACGTCCGCTTCCTTTCGCGCTTAGCTCATCCGGCGATGCACCATACATAGTAAATGATTCAGACATTACATCTTTTGACCCCAGTGAGAAAGACATTGGCTCTCCATTCCCATGATGTGCCATGTCATTATTGTCTGACACTACTGGTTTAAATTTTTCTAAAATGGAATTCCCCATTAATACACGATAATTCTCTTTAGTCAACATTAATGAAGGTACACTATGAATATTTGGCGGCAATAAGACAGATGTCCCATTTTCCAATGTTACGTGAATTTGCCCGCTATTGGGGTCCACTTTACGTTTGTCCACACAAATACAATTCAAAGTTTCGGTTAAATCGTTTTTTACTAAATACGATAAAATGATTTTGGAATGTTTGCAATAATTACTATAATACAATATATCCATTTTGTATTATATTCATAAACATCTATTATATTTTAAACCAATTATTGTTGTTCTGGAAGATTGGTGTTTACACACATGGAATAAAGAAGACGGTTTTGAAGGTAAACCAAGAATGACATCAATAAAGAGTAAACTACGAAAAAGACCTCAGTTGCGTTAAGCTTCTTTGTTCCACGGGCGAATGAAACTACAACACCAACAAGGGCAACGAAAAAGGCAAAGAAACCAAGGATTGAGAAAATATAAAACAAAAGGCAATACTGTTTGTCTAGAGGACCAAAAAGATAGTTTTCAAGCGAACCACCGGAATTCATTTATATAACTAGAACAGAAAATAATTGCCTAAATCTTTATGAGCCGAGAGTCCCTGAACACATGGAATATAAGATTCTAGATTGCAAATAAAACACAAAATAGAAAAGCATTATCATAAATGATTTGATGTAATATACCATTCCAATCTGATTGCTAAGTCCATATAACATGATAATAAAAGCACCAATTAAAAAGATAAAACCGAACATCGTCAAAATTAAGAAGAAATTGCAAAAATAAGACTTATCTAGTGGGCCAAATAAATAATTACTGATATCTGTCATAATATATATAACCAATATTTTTTATTTTATAAGCCAAAAAGATTAAATATAGTTTATAACTATAATCATACATGGACGAAAGTACTATATGGAAGTTGATTAATATTTATTTTCAAGAAAACCCACAAACTTTAGTGAGACACCATATTGATTCATATAATCAATTCTTTACAGAAGACTTGTTTCAATTATTCAAAGAAATGAATCCATTAAAGTTAGAGGTGGATTATGATGAAGCCATTCAAGATTTTCGTTCTAAATGTTTTCTTTATATTGGCGGGAAAAACGGCGACCGCGTCTATTTGGGAAAACCCATCATATTTGACCCCAAAAACAGTCACTATATGTTCCCCAATGAATGTCGTTTACGAGACATGACGTATGGCACCACTATACACTTTGACGTTGAAATTGAATACACTCGCATATTGAGAGAAGGTGAAACCCCGACCAAATTAGACGACAATGGATTCGCTATATATGATGACAATGACGAAGATGAAAACAATACAGGTGAATTGAAAAAAAAAGATTATACCCCTTCCCAATTTACAACATTGAGAGAAAACACAGAAGGCAATCTATTGGGAAATAAACAAATGGTCAAAATGTTATTAGAGAAAATCTATTTTGGCAAATTCCCCATTATGGTTCAATCCGAATTATGTGTATTGCAGAACATGCCCCCTCTTATGCGATTCGCATTGGGCGAATGCATGAATGACAAAGGTGGATATTTCATTATTGATGGAAAAGAAAAGGTCGTTGTGCCTCAAGAAGTATTCGGTGACAATATGATTAATATTTCTAAATCCACTGACGAAGCCTATTTGTATCGCGCCGAAATCAAATCCGTGAGTGAAAACATTTCTAAACCCATACGTACTCTCTCATTACGTATTTTAGCACCTACCAAACAATTCCATAATCATAACATTGGTGTTTATATTCCCAATGCTGGTGACAAACCAATCCCCTTGTTTATCGTTTTCCGTGCATTAGGCATATTGTCAGATAAAGAAATCATTTCGTTTTGTACGTTACAAGACCCACAACATGTATCGTCTTCTTTCATGAAATATTTAGATTCATGCATACACGACGCCTCTTCCATCATGTCTCAAAGTGATGCCATTACATACATTTCATTATTGGTTAAAGGCCGGTCGGTACCGAGGACCATGCGTATATTAGCCGACTATTTTTTACCACATGTGGGTGAAGTCAATTTCCTAGAAAAAGGATATTATTTAGGTTATTTGACAAATCGCTTATTGTCTGTAGCCACTGGGATTGAACCTCCTACGGACCGAGACAGTTACAAATACAAACGGTTGACTCTCATTGGACCTCTAATGAAGAACCTATTTAGAGAATATTATACTCAACAATTAAATCATATTCGTCTATCATTTGAAACCAAATACGAATTCGGTAAGAAAATATACGCCGATTTAAGCAAATTGATTTACAAACTGCACGGAGAAGTCTTTCGCAAACGCATTGTTGAAGCCGGATTCCATAAAGCATTCAAGGGCAGTTGGGGTGCGACCGAACATACCAAACAGGTCGGTGTAGTACAAGACATGAATCGGTTGTCTCATAATGGAATGCTGAACCATTTACGTAAAGCCGTGCTACCAATGGATTCTAGCGTAAAAATCGTTGCACCACGTGTATTGCATGGCTCTCAATGGGGTATAATTGACCCTATAGATACACCAGATGGTGGAAATGTTGGATTACACAAACATTTATCAATGATGTCGCTTGTAACCACTTCGTTGTCTAGAGAACCATTAATCCAATGGTTACGAGACAATACGTCGTATCGTAGTTTAACCAATACCTCCCCAATACGTATGGGTAAATTGACTAAAATATTCGTCAATGGGCATTGGATTGGAGGTATCTCAGACCCGGTGCCATTAGTAGAAACTCTCAAATTGCACCGACGACACGGATTGGTTCCCATTACAATAAGTGTAATGTTTGACCATGGTCGTAATACGATTTTCATATCGTGTGATGGCGGTCGTTTATGTAGACCCATTTTCTATAAAGACGAATTGTCTCAAAAGTTTATTTTTGATAAGTCAGATGAATTCGGTCAAGTGATGAAAACGATTGAAAATACGAAAGATGACAAACGCTGGTTAAAAATGATTACTGGGTTTCACGAGAAAAATGACAATATAATGAAACAATACAATCCATACAAAGGACAATATTATAGTTGGACACAATTATACAATAGTGAATCTACAAATATTCAAAAATCAAAATGTTTATTGGAGTATTTAGACGCGTTTGAGACAGAAGGGACTTATATTGCAATGAATTACAGCGATACATTGGCAAAAAACAATCGTTTTACCCATTGCGAAATCCATCCTTCTACTACCTATGGAATGATGTGCAATCTGATTAATTTCCTAGAACATAATCCTGCGTCTCGTAATTCGTTTTCATGTGGCCAAAGCAAACAAGCCTGTTCTCTCTATAGTACCAATTATCAGGTGCGTATGGACAAAACGGCAGTGGTTCTCAATTCAGGTCAAATCCCTTTGGTCAAATCTCGTTATATGCAATACATTAATAATGAAGAACATCCCTATGGTGAAAATGCCATTGTAGCCATTATGTGTTATACTGGATATAATGTAGAAGACGCCATTTTAATCAATGAAGGGGCTCTCCAACGCGGATTGTTTCGTACGACGTATTATACAACTTATGACTCTCATGAAGAGAAAGAAGTGAAACACGATATGGTACTGAAAGAAAAGACATTTGCCAATATTGATGCATTAGACAATGTAGTTGGTATTAAACCGGATTTTGACTATAGTAAATTGGACGAGCATGGGATGATACCAGAAAATACTTTAGTTGACGACCGTATAGTATTAATTGGAGCGACTGAAATGGCGGATAAAATGGGTGGACGTAAAGATGCTTCAAAAACGCCTAAAAAGGGGCAATTGGGTGTAGTGGACAAAACATTTATGACAGAGGGGGAAGAAGGTCAACGTATTGCGAAAGTGCGCATTCGCGAAGTGCGAATTCCCGCAATGGGCGACAAGTTTGCCTCTCGTGCAGGACAAAAAGGTACAATTGGTATGGTAATTCCAGAGGCGGACATGCCTTTTACGAAAAATGGAATCCGTCCAGATATGATTATAAATCCACATGCCCTTCCTTCTCGAATGACTTTAGGACAAATGATTGAAGCCATCATTGGCAAAGGATGTGCTCACGAAGGTACGTTTGGAGACTGTACTGCGTTTTTAAATCGCGAAAATAAATTAGGTGTTTTCGGAGAGTTATTGACAAAACACAAATTCCATTCCAGTGGCGATGAAATTATGTACGATGGAATGAATGGAAAACAATTAGAAGCGACCATTTTCATTGGACCGACGTATTACATGCGTCTCAAACATATGGTAAAAGACAAAATTAATCATCGTGGTCGGGGTCCAAGAACGAACTTGACTAGACAACCTGTAAGTGGACGGGCGAATGACGGTGGGTTGCGTATAGGAGAAATGGAACGTGATGCAGTGATTTCTCATGGTATGTCTCATTTCTTACGGGAATCTATGATGGAACGTGCAGATGCCTATCAAATTGCGGTTTGCAATACAACTGGAATGATGGCAATATACAATCCTTCTAAAAACATATTGTTGAGTCCTATGGCGGATGGTCCTATAAAATACAACAGTTCATTGTCTCAAGACGGTGGTTTTCAAGTCCAACAAATAAGTAAATATGGAAAGAGTTTCAGTATAGTTCAAATTCCATATGCCATGAAATTAATGATTCAGGAGTTACAAGCGATTAATGTCCAAATCCGTTTTATTACGGAAGATAATGTGAGTCAATTTGAAAACATGAACTTCTCTCACAATATCCAAATATTGACGAATGACAAAGAAGCCACACCAAAAGTGATTGTGGAATCTATTAAAAAGAAATTGCAAGAAGATGTGGAACAACACAATATAAATTCAAAATTGGAGACCCCATTGGAAGATAAATTTAGCAATGTTCAAGAACAAAAAGAAGAAGTTCCTATAGAAGATACTCCGACACCAGAACTAGACATTAATGCATTAAACAAACGTCTGGAAAAAGAGCCAGTGAGAGAAAAACAATTTGATTTGAATGCGGTAGCGGAGAAGATGGATGCTGAGATGCCTCCAGTGCAAGAGCCAGAACCAGAACAAAATAGTCAAGTCTCAGACCCTGAGAAATATGCTGGATTCTTTAGTCCGTCTAGTATGTCGGGTGGTGGGGATGAAGACTATACGTTACATTCTATTGTACACTATAGAGGGGATGTCAAACCGGAACGTAAATGGAAAATAAATAAAATGGGGAACAAATTATACACGATTGAGACAGAAGATTTAGATTATTTGACGATTGAGGATTCTATAAAAGTAGTAAGCCCGGAAGACATATATAAACCGGGTCATTATAGTGTCAATGAGACAAAACGTCCAGAAGAGGTTGAAGCGATGGAACATATGATGATGCCTCAAATGCAGTCACAAATGCAGCCACAATACCATGAAGAACCGAAAATCAATTTTGCTCCAGTGATTAAGATATTCCATGATGGCAATGACCAATCGCATAATGTAGGTACTGGAAGTAATAGCAATGAAGATGGTAATCTAATGATGCCAAATGAAAGTGTAGCCACTAATGAAAATAATACTGAGACACATCCTCAAGAAACATCAGACGCAGTAGACTTTAGTAAACCAATAATAATTAAAAAGGATTGAATATAGTGAATAATAATAATTGATACTATAGTAAAAATATATTATCAATAATGTGGCGAGCGAAGCGAGCCACTCAAACAACCAACACTCAAACAACCAATAAAACCACTATATATGGCTCGCTTCGCTCGCCAACCAATAAAACCACTATATATGGCTCGCTTCGCTCGCCAACCAACACGCAAACATCAGGAGGG